CTACTTTGGATTTTGTTTTTGTTTGATTGCGCGCCAGACTTCTTCGCCTGCATCTTTTAAATCCTTAACATTTGAACCTGAAAATCCAGTATAAATAAATTGCAAAGCTCTATAATCTTCTCCTTGAAGAATCAAAAAACCCACATTAAAAGAAGATTCCGAAAAATCGTATCTATAATCATGAGAAAAAAGTAATGAATCTGAAAATACATAATATCGATATCCGCTATTATCAGTTACACAGATTTTTGACAATTCATTGTTGTTTAATTGATTTTTCTCATTATACATGGTACCATAAGCATATAAATCTTCATCAAACCAACGCAGTGTTTCATCATCAATTCCATCTATTTTAACTTTTGCAACGATGTAAGGAGTATAAAAATTGTCTGACTTATCCTGATACATTTCACATGATGAAAATTGAGGAGTGTATTCTTTGTATTCCATATCATAAGGCAAAGTGCTCAAATTAAATATTACTCTCTTATCTCCTTCATAAATGCTTACACCGCCTTTAATTTCAGCAGCTGTTTGCATATCCGAACCATTTTCTGAACAGCCCGTTATACATATAATTCCAAGAGCCAATGTCACTGTTAAAAGGTGCTTTTTCATATTAAATCCCCCAATCTTATATTTAAACATACCATACTATATAGTAATATTCAAGTATAGAACAGGGTTATCACAGAAGAGTTCCTTATTGATATAAAACAAAAAACCCCGTAAACACGAGGTTTCCGAGGTTTGAATATGCGATTAAGCTACTTTAGATGTAGCATTAGAGTTCCACATACATGAGGACTTTAAGGTTTTTGTATATTACTTGTATATTACTCTATTAATTTTATCTGTTTCATCTTGCATTATAATAAGGAAGCTTCTCTATCACAAAGGCGAGATAATACATCTCGCCTTTGTACTTTTAATGACTAATAATACATTTTTAAATAGGAACCGGAGCCTTTTTATTCCGCGAATATTCCCTATTCCAGTTATCCTTTACATTGTTGTAGGCTTTATCTGAATCCAACTCTGCAGTGATTTTGGCACTCTCAAGTTTCTCGGCCAGAACATTTCCCAAACGATCATAATCAATAATTCCGGATAATGCCGCGTTTAACTCAGCAGATATGCCAGCTTTGAAATCATATTGTGAATTATCAAAAGATACACTAGCGGAAGTATCCACCATATCAAAGAACTCTCGGTTAACCTGTACGCTACTATCTACTGATGGAAGCACGATATGATAATCAGTCAAATTATCTGCAAAGGCATCAACTTTGGAATAAATAGCACCAAACTTATCCTCAATACCATTCATAAGTCCAACAGTAAAATAATCACCAATTTGAAACGCTTCTTTTGAAGGTGAATGCTCATCAAACCCTGCCTTAAATCCTTTTATCACACCTTCGCAGAAATTCGCTATATTTGTTCCAATCCAATCCGTTAAGTTTGCAATACCGTTCCACAAACCTTTTATCATATTTTCCCCTACAGTAATTAATTGCTTTGGTAATTCTTCAAAGAATCCCACTACTTTTTCAATTATTACGGGGACCTCAGTCTTAAAAAATTGTATAGTATTATTAGCCCAAGTAGTAATGTTATCTTTGATTTTGATTATCGCATCGTATATTTTCCCAGGCAGCTCTGTAAACCAAATCACTACGCCGGCAATAATTTCAGATACTTTTTGCTGAAACGCAGTATATGTTTCAACTCCCCATGTAACTACATTAACGGCAAATGTAGCAATCGCATTATATATCTTCCCAGGCATTTCAGAAAACCATATTACCACTGAAGTTACGATTTCAGGAATTTTCTTAGCCATATAATCAGCTACTTCTATACCCCACTTGGTTATAGTTCCCAGAGCATATCCCAAAGCGTATCCGATTTTTCCAGGCAGTTCACTAAACCAATTTCCTATATTTTCGACAATTACTCCAATTCTCTCAGGAATCCCAGTCAAATATTGAATTAATTTGTCCCATGCTGAAAAAGCTGTAGATTTTACTTTGTCCCATACCCCAGTGAGCTTTTCAGGGATAGATTCAAAGAATGGTAATACAGTACCGTTCCACCACGCCGGGACTTTCTGAGTCCAAAACTCCTTTATTTCGTCCCAATGTGTGACTGCATAAACGATTCCTGCAACTACTGCCGCTATGGCTGCAATTATGAGCGCTCCGCCGGCAGTTACAGCTGCAGCTCCAGTTAACCCTAATGAACTTCCTATCGAGCCGGCTAAGCCAGCAAAAGCGGTCGGCAATGTAGAAGTGAAAAAAGTAATAATTGGCGTTAAAATTAATGACTTTAAAAGTGTAGGCAAAGATGCGCCAGACAAAGCCATATCAGTTGCCAATGTGGAAAACGGCGTGAATTTTAAAAGAAGCTTTCCCACCCCTAGCAAATTCAATAATTTTAGTGCTAAATTACCTACAATGCCAGCTCCTCCTTTTAATATGCCAAAGCCCTTTGCTATTGATGAACCACCAAATATCTTAGAAATTGTTTCAAGTCCTGTCGCCACTGTTCCAATAATTTTCAGTCCAGTTAAAGCGGTGGCAATAACTCCCAAGGCATATCCTATCTTTTCAGCCTGCTCCGGGCTTATTTTTCTTAATGCATCTGCAATGCTGTTAAGTCCTCCTGGTACCACTGCATTGATAAAGTCAGCACCAAATGATAAAAGATCACCGAAAAATCTAATTAATCCTTCTCCTACTTTTTCTGCAAATGGTTCCAGTGCCTGCCAGAAATTCTTTAATGCGGCGTTAATTGCTTGAAAATCAATCTTCATCAAAAAGTTATTTATACAATCAATGAACATAGGAAGTCCGGTTCCCAATGTCCATTTACCAAGTGGCACTAAGAACTCACTCCAGAAGTCCTTGAGGGCGGTCCATGTAAAGTTTCCAAGTTGCGCAAATCCTTCATTCCATAATCGATTCAAAGCCTCTCTTGTGGGCTCTGCTGCTTCCCAAACTCTCTTAAAGGCATTTTCAATTTTATCTGCCATGTTCTGAGCAGAGTTTTCCATATTGGAAAAGGCCTTGTCCCATGCCGCTTGATATTCAGAAAATGAATCTAAGAAAGCCTCGTCAAGCAATCCACTACCGGGCCCTGCTCCACCACTTCCGGATCCGGAAGAACTATCACTGGAATTTATTACGTTTAATTTATCAAAGGATTGTAAATTACTTGCCATCTTTTTAGACTTATCTGCAGCATCACCCATCTTGTCAGCTACGCCGCCAGCAGCCTCTTCCAATCCGTCCATGTCAACGGAGGCCGAACCAATAGAAGATCCAAGGGATCCGATTTTAATACCAAGAAGGCTTCCGATCCAAGAAAATAATCTTTGAACCGCAATCACCAACGCATTAATGTAGGGGAGAACTGTTGCCACAATAGGGAGAAACAAATTTCCTATAGTCCGCGCCAAATTGGCGAAATTGGATTGTAATAATCGTAACTGGTTTGCAGGCTGTCCCAGGGTATTTGATAAATCTCCCCATGCATAACGGGTGGAATCTAATAGGATCATGGTTCTCAATAATGCTTTATCCTGCTGGTTTAAAGCTGTTATTTTTGTCTTTATTCCCAGTTCATGCAGTTTTTCTTGCAAGTTCACGTTTCGGATATTAACGCCGTATTTATCCAGGGTCCGGCTCATACCAACCATACCAGAGGCCATGTCATTCCAAACATCTTCGAAATTCATGTTTTTCACAGAAGCAAGATCTGCTCCTATCATGGTTAGAGCATTAGACAACTGCAAAGCAGTCTCAGAAGCTACGCCCATGGAAGATGCCATTTGTCCAAAGGTAGCCTGATAGTTCATGACCTTATCAGGATCAATACCCAAGCTTGGCATACCTGTTGAAACTAAGTTACCATTATCATCAGCCTTAAACCCGGACATCTTCCCAGTTAAATCTTGGGCTCGTTTGCTAAAGGAATCAGCATAGGCTTCGGCAGAATCATAGCCAGATTGCTTCCAACTTCCGATAGCATTATCCGCTACTTGCCCCCATGCAGCATCAAAATAATTAAGTGTCTCTATGTAGTCCATGGAAGATTCTGTTGCTTTCCATAATCCCTTAATTCCACGAACTAAAAGAAAATACTTCGCATAAAGCATACCAATTTGAGAAACAAGACCTTTAGTACTGCCTTTAGCCTTTCCGGCACTGATGGAATAGGAATTTAGGCTATTCGTCATAGCATGGCTGGCACTTGATACCTTTGAACCGTTGGAAGCCAAATTTGCCAGCGCATTGGTCATCTGAATAAGATTCTTATTTACCGCCGGCGCACCAGACAATGTTTGCATCATGGTTTTTAATGCAACGCCAAGGGCCTGAATATTGGGATTGGCATTTCCCGCTGACTTGCTACCCAATTTGGAAATAGAACCTACCAGTGAATTTAATCCGGAAGCATCGAAAGTCACTGAATTAAGTCCATTCATTGTCTGAATAAAACCTTGCAGATTTCCTCTAAGCAAAGGGATATTCTGGGTAGCTTGAGTAACTGTTTTTCCACCCAATTTGGAAATAGAGTACGCAAGATTAATTATTCCCTGTGAATCATAGGAAATTGTCCCCATGCTACCTAAATTAGTCGACAAAGTCGACATTGCTCTGGAAGCATTGCTTACTCCTTGAACATCAACAGCTCCCAGTTTATTTAATCCCCTAGTTACTCTTGAAAAATCTGCTGTTTTAGTTCGTTCATTAAAACTCTGGATAGATGAAGCAATCTGATTTATTCCAGAGGCCACCTGATTTGCACCGGACATCTCAATCCCAGATATAGCAGATTGCAAAGATATCATCTTTTGTATGAATTTATCTATTTTGGCATCAGCACTGTTTGTATTGGCATCTATTTGGACTTTCAGATCATCAATTACATCAGCCATGGTTTCACCACCCTTTACACATACAAAAAAAGGCGAGTGAATTTTCGCCCATCACTCGCCTTTTCCATTTCTTCTTTTAACATCTTTTTCAAATGCACCAGCAAAACCCAAAAAGCTTTGTAGGGCCTTATCTTCTTCCATTTTCTTCTCTTCTTCTGTCTTTGGTGTTACTCGAATTGGTTCTTCAAAATACTTACCTTTCCGCTTTCGTTTAATAAATGGCATAGCATTGCATACTGTAGCATCCAAAGCTGAAGCAACATATTGACCCATGAGCCACATTTCATTACTGCGAACTTGCTGTTTTCTTCGATAGGCTTCTGCAAAAGGCAACAGCTTTCGAGGATTCAAATGCCAGAATAAATCATAAGGAACCTCCATTACTAAAGCTGCTGGCAAAAACTGTTCCCAGATTATTTCGTGGAAGTTGACTTCTTTTTGTGATCCTGTGGAATCTTCCCGGATTTGGACTTCTGATCCGCTTCCTCTGCCGCTTCGTTCATCTTGGCAATCACCTTGTCCATTCCGGTGAGTTTGAAAAAACCATCATCTTCCATACATTCCCTTAAGAAATCATACATTCCCCAGAAAGAAGCGCGCTCATCATCTGGATTCTCTTTGACAAACTGCTTAAACAGAGCTTTAGTCTCCTGTTCATTCTCTACAGGATTATTTTCCAGTAAGCCAGCATAAAGGGCTGTAACCGCGATTTTGGGAATGTCGGAAACCATGTCAGATGTTCCGTCCACAAACGCTGTCGCCATAGATACCTTTTCACCATCTTCAGATGGACCATTCTTCATTATGTAGCTGCCAGAGACAATCTTGAATATCTTGTCAACACAGTCTTTATATTCTGCGGCTTCAAAGGAGAACTCTACTTTATAGTCCTTGCCTCCAATTGTTAAAACCTTCATATCTAAATACCTCCCTCTTAATTATTAAGCTGCTTCAGTAGGCTCAACGGCTGTGGTCCAGCCAATTTCTCCTGTAGGAGTTACAGAAACACTGGTATCCCATGCGCTGTCAACATCAGAAGCCGCCCAGCCCATTCTGGTAGGTGTACAGGTGAAGAAAAATCCTTTTGTTAATCTAGGGTGGTAAAACTCAATCCACATTCTCTTGTCGGCGTCTCTGGCTGTTTCATATTGGTCACAAATATCTTCCCACATATCAAGAAATACCTGAGACATGCCGAATGTAATTGCCAAAGCGCCGCCAACATCTTTTAATCCCTCGATATAACGTTTCCATTCAGTATCATTCAAAGACGTTACATCATAGGTACCGACTTCCGGATTTACATCAGGAATACTTTTAGGATTTGGCAGATCAGTGAAAGCCGTGGGCTTTGTCCCGGCAGTTGTTTCTATTCCATATCCAACATGGATACCCGCAGTTGATAAATCTACAGCTTTTGCCATAGGTCATATCCTCCTTTTTGCACAAAAAAGAACCTCGCCATTAAGCAAAGTTCAAAGTTAATTGCTCATATTTTTTAGATCAAATCGCCGTCGCAGTATGTTCTATGAAACCTTGCAATCCAACGATATGCTTCTGATGTATTTGAACGGTCCATTTCTAACGGACCATATTTTAAAGCGAATCCAAGCTCTGTCATAATATCTGCTGCAAGGAAAATCAATTGTTTTGCCTTACTGGAAGAACCGGAATCATAAATGGTAATTTCAAAGTCCGCTGATATGGCACATTGCTTATTCTGCAAGGAACTGCTTATTGTCGGCTGTCCCAGGCTCTTGAAATATAAGTAGGGGAATTCCGAAGGTTTATCATTCCTCGTAGTTCCACTTCCTTTGAGGTGTTTTTTAAGTGTTTCATTATTCACCAAACGGGTATAAACCAAAGAGGAAATATCAAGCATTACTGAAATACCTCCTTTGTGATAGTTGCCACCTGCGTACGAATAGCCACAGATGCATTATACATTGGCATTGTGGCTTTTGTACCGTATGTATGATGCCATTTTTCGTCTTCTCCCCAGTAATACCAACCATCTGGGTCGAAAGCATGAATCTGCCCGGGATACGTACCCACACCCATGCCAAATTCACCAGCTTTAGGATTCTCGTTGGCATTTAACCGGATACCGGATCCAAACTCAACAAGAAGTAATGTATTTATATTTCCGTGGTCATTGGATTTAGTTTGCCCGGCGGCAACCAGTATAGCTTTACAACCTTCAGGTCTGGGAGCCATTTCTATTCTCAGGGTTATTGTCTTCCCCAAGGGTGAATCATTAATGCTTTGCAAAGCCACTGTCTGGCCGACTTCTGCCAAACGTTGGTATAGCAGTTCAGCTTTCCGGTGCAAATCGGCTTTGTACTGCTCAAGCTGATTTATGATATCCTGGATTCCTTTTGAGGAGAAGTTTCCTCGGATTACTCGCTTTGACATTTCAATTCATCAAGATGTTTTTTCCATTCTTCATCAGTCATGAACCCAACATCTATTTTTTGATTTTCCAGTAATGGAGATAAAGGCAAAACCTTTTCATAGGTTGCTTCAAAGATATCAGGCTTACAGGGGTATACTTCGCTCTTCACTCCCAAGATTACATAATCACCTTTATCCGCTCTCATTGTTCCTTCAAGAGTTTTTATATCACACGTTCCATCTTCACGAGTTATAATTTCATTTGTGATTCGCTTTTTATTGAACCAGTCTGGCATTACATCATCAATCTGGAATCTAAAAGCTTCTATCACCACTGGTTTCTTTTTATACTTAGCCATTCGCCGTACCTCCGTCTGGCAACTGTTTAATAGCAAAAAGCACGGAATTAATACTCCGTGCCACTTTGACAACCTTATAATCTGCTCCTTTGCCGGCCTCCGGCTTCCGGTCAACAAATACTTGTGACAACTCATCAATTGGAAGAGCAAGGTCACAGGAGCATATCACTTTATCATAATCGGTATTCACTCCGAAAGGCTCTGTCTGGGCTTCGGACCGTGCCGGGGATACATTCGCCTCGAACTTTACCGGGTCCGCATAGCCAACCGTATAATCTCCAGTAAGGAGCGGTTCGCCTGTCACCGGGTCATAGATGATATTTCCGTCCAAATCGGTCTCATAGACCGGGATATGCTCCGAATAGAGTTGGTAATATAATGTTTTTTGATTTCTTTTTAAAGCACGCACCATACCGCCTTCTTTTTTTCTAACATAAAAAGCAGAGAAGACTTCCTCTCTGCTCTCACTTTATACAGTTAATTGCAAACTCAATAAATAATCCCTGATTTTTTGTTGCAAATCATCTTTAAGTTTTTCTAATTCTTGTGGAATGTCTCTGTAAATTTCTTTACGTAAATCAGCATCTTTGGACTCATTAGATTTTAAATCCAATTCATAAATTTCAAAGGTATTTCCCAAGTTACTACATAATTTTCTAACTTCTTTAAATGAATCATAAAACTCTTTTTTATAGAATGGAGCATACTTATCAATCAAGAAGGAATATAAATTATATTTTTCTGCAAATTTTTTATATTTCTCTTCCTTAAATTTTTGTTTTTCTTCTTTATCTTCTGGTGTTTTTTCCACAATAGGATAAAGCATCTCGGAAAAAATAATAGCCTCATTTAAAGCTGACCATATCTCTAAATATATTCTATATTCATTATCATATTGAACTTTAGATACATAGAGTGCTTTATCATTTAAAGACTTTACCTTTTCTAACTCCTCTGATAGTTCTCTTTTATATTGCTCCAAGTCTTTGCTATGCTCTGCTTTTTCTTTCTCAAGAATCCTATTGGCCCACACTTTTCCAAACCAGCTAGAAAAACTTAAAACAATCGCAGAACCGCCACCTAAACTAGCCAATATGGCCCCGGCAATCTCGAACACTTCTTTTATTTCCATGCCACATTCCCCCTTACCGCAATTATACGACAGAAAGGAAGTTTTTGGAAGGAACTATTTACAATAACCAAGTCAATATATTTATTATTTCTGATTAAGACCAAGAACTTCTCTCTCAATTCTGTCCTCAACCCTACGATTAAGCCACATAAGAGCCTCTTCAATGTGAGTAAGAGCACAGGCATTTTCTCTGGAAGAGAATGGTCCAGCCTGAAAGTTCTTTAATCTGTCACGCACAATTTCCAATAAATCTGTGTCAATAACGCCATGATGTGAGTCCTCTTCTTTGCGAGGTCCTTTCTGCAATTCGATTTTCTGTTCTTTCGGCTCCGCAAGACCAGAATCAGACACTATCAAATATTCATGGTTTGCACCGCCCGGACCTTCACCATCTACCGCAAAGACTCTGTTTAACTTTTCTCTTTTCTGAATCGTTGACAATTCTCTCATTTTAGTCTCCCTTCAAATCCACCTTAGTTTTATACCGATATATCAATATATCTTGTTATTAGTTCCATTTTCACTGTCTCCCAGACATTATAAGCATATCTGCCCACCACCATTATTCCGATATGCACCCTGCGTCTGGCCGGGAGGTTAGCCAGACACGCACCGTCTAAAATATAAGTTATAAAGTCTTTGCCATAGGAACCACATCAAAGTAAAGGTCATCTTCACTCTGATAACCACGGGAAATCCCGTTTTCAGAATGAGAATTCTGACCCTCACTCCCCTGCTTGGCCCAATAATAAACAGCACCATCAAAGACCACATCCCGGTACTTTGAAACCGCCGCTTCCTTTTGCGCGTCAGTATACCCATAGGGATAACGCTTAGAGCATACCTTGCGAATTGCCCGATTGATGAGAATGAGCAGAACCGGATTATCCTGTTCACTTACTTCGTCACCAAGATATGTACTTACATCAGCCAGAATATCCGCTTCCACTCACCACACCACCTTTCTTACGCCTTAGCTGTTACTGTTGCATTACCTGCCTTAATGGCTTTGTAGGTGGAATCACATTCAACAATGGTAATTACCTTACCGGTTATCGCTGTAATATCTGCGCTTCCATCCCATGCTGACCATGTCTGCACATTCTGACCATAAATTACTGTGGTAGCTGCATCAGCAACTTTGTATTTATAAAGATTTCCGCTTTCCTTTGTCGGGGAAACAGTTACTTTGGTATCTCCAGAAGCTGTACCGGCGGCAGAGCTAACCGTCAACGTCCCAAGCGTTATAGATCCAGTTAAAACAGTTGCAATTACAATTCCGTAAGGATCTGGTAATACGGGAATAAACATACCAGAAGCCTTTGTCCACTTGGCTACGGGATCCTTTGTGGACCACATAGTTACTGTGACAAACATCTTCTCCAAAGCTTCCTGGAATGCCGTATATTCAGATTCTTCAGGAGTTGGGCCCCAGAGACCAATACCAACACTACCAGCAACATCGGCAGTATAAAAGGTTATTTTATCTTCATCAAAGTATCTCTTGTTTGCTTTGGAGCCATTCGATTTTACATAGGCAAACATTTCATCACATGAGATTACCTGCAGTTTAAATTCTTCCTGTAACATTCTCTGCAATTCAGCCATGGTCACCAGTTTCCCAACATTGGTTGCACCATAAATGGCAATTTGCATGGATCTATTTTTTCTCATACGCTGCACCTGTGTGTCAGAGGTCAGCATACGATTAGCAATCTTCCCCTGATCTTTTAGGATCTTAACGGCTTTTTGGATGTCCGAAAAGATATCATATTCCGGATCAGACCAATCACCAAAGTTAATCTTCTGCTCAGCAGGAATCCCGAAATCAATAGTCATATCAAGGTTGTTTTCCTTGATTTTCATGATTCCAGTACTCATTACATTTCCTTTAGCAATCTTAGTTCTGGTAACAACACTGTCAGATAAACGGCCCATATCATCAAATACCCACTTAATTAAACCATCATCATCAGGCACACCATTGGTAATGTACATCTGAATCTGCTCTGACTGATTGATCTTCTCTTTAATGAAGAGTTTTTCGGTCAACACCTTCTCGAATGTAGGACGGGTGCCGATATGAGCTTCTGTATCCAGAGCATGTACATATGCTGGAGTTGGCAGGTTCTGGCCCTGCATTAATCGGTAGTACTCAGCTTTAAAATGCTGGGTCTTTATATCCGGGAAAATGGTATCCAGAACCGTTGGTCTTGCAACCGCAAAGTTCTGAGCAAAGCTCAATCTTTCTTCTACGCTAATAGCGTCCAATACATTAAATGGCATCTTAGTACCTCCTGATTAAAATTCAACTTCGGGAGCATCAAGGATAACAAACCCCTTTGCTGCCAAAGCTGTTTTTGCTGCCGATGTCAATTCGATCTTTAATCTGTTTCCATAAATTCTGCCCGCTTTAATTACACTTGCAGGACGCTTTGTGTCGTCTATCATATCAACAGTCTCAAAAACAATACCTGTTGCATTACTGTCATTAGACGGGAAAGCCGTTCCACCATAAATCAGTTTTTTGGTGTCTACAGTAGTCGCCATTGCCTGAGTAACCATTTCAGTTTTCTGTACCAATCCTACGGCACTTTCCAAAAAGTTGGGGAGCGTTTCTCCCTGAATCACTTTCATGTAAGCCATGTCATATCCTCCTTAAATTAATGGTTCCGGCTGTGCGCCGACAATAGGTGTTGCAACTGGCTGCGGATTTTTATTCTGGGAATACTGCTTTGCGTATTCAGCCGCAGCACTCTTCTTACCCTGATCCGTATTTGCCGGTGGATCTCCAGCCCCTGGATTCGGTGTGTTTTCAAAAGTTTCTTTCTGCCACTGTGTTTTATTTACTTCATCTCGCTTAGAAATTCCAGCTACAAATGCTTCAGCACTGGTCTTGGCAGATTCTAAATCCATAGTAGATAATGCATTTAGCATTCCTGAAAACTCATCTCCAGATAAATTAGCCTTAGCGAAAATACCTTGAACAGCTGACTGTGTAAGCTGTTTTTGCAAGTCAGCAGCTGTTTTTTCAGCTGTTTCCCTTGCCTTCTTTTCTTTTTCCAATTCCGTAAGATTTTGCTGTTCAATTTCATCAAGCTTTGTCTGCAGGTCCCCAGCCTTTTTGGCTTCTTCTTTCCATTTATCAGCATCATCTTGGATTTTTTTCACTTCTCCGTTGTGCTGATTTAGGTAGTTCGTAACCTGATCATCGGTCGGTTCAGCAACTCCAAGGGCAATTAAATTTTTTTTAGCCTGTTCTCTAGTCATAATAATTTCCTCCTTTTATCCACGCTTTTGGTTACGCAGGTCGCACCTGCTGGATTATGCCATTTACGGATGGCTCCAAATTTTAAATAAAAAAAGAAAAGCTGCTACGCTTCTCCTGTTTTAACTGAATTATTTGGTTGACTCTTCAACAACTCATATGCTCTCTGTTTTTCTGCTTCAACATCAATCTGATCCTGAGTTTTAAATATGGTATCCATGTAGGGTTTGCTCATTATCCATACTTTTTCAGGATCTCCAAACAAACCGCAAGTTGTTAAAGCAATTAACGGATTCACTTTATTTTTCAATAAATAATCTAAGGATTGAGCTTTGACAAGCATGTTATCTGTAGAGTTTCGTGTAATCTTTACATCGAAATCTCTTACAGTCAAAGGGACGTCATTCGTTGTTTGCTTGATGATGTTCAGAACAATTTGACAATGCTTCTTTTCCGCTTCAATGATAAATGGTTCATCAAGCTTTGCCCTTTGTTCTGCAAAATCCCAGCCATTTCTAAGGTACACCGCCTGACCAGTATCTCCTCCGGAATTTTGCTGACGATCTGGCATTCCCTCTACTACAAGAACCTGACGATACACATCATCTTTTGATACCTGAGTTTGTTCCTGGTTGAGCTCAGCAGTCATAAGCTTTACATCTGACTTATTGGTTTGCGCTGAATCTTTAACCTGTATTGCTCCCAACTGGCTCATTTCTATAAATTCATCTTTGTTGATTTCACAGTTTTTGAAAAGCATAAATGCCTGGACAAACTGCTCAATTCCATTCATTCGATCAGACTGCATTTTATTTATCTGATCCAGTGCCGTAATAGCAATTTCAATATCTGACAATCGATCCGGATTGTTTGGATATTCCGTTAATGGAATTCCTCCAAACCCATTTATGCCGGCTTTTGTTATTTGCCCATTTTTAATTATGAAATATTTATCCTCTGAAAAACAAAGATAATATTGCTCCTCATTTTCATCCTTTAGCTGCTGAATAGAAAGCATATCGCGTCCATCTTCCAACGAATACACGATTATTGTATTCAGAGGCGTGGGGACATGAATCCTGAAAGGAACAGGCGTATTTTTAACTGCCTTTAAAGTTGCCTTATAAGCGGTTCCAACAGAACTTTGCCATGTGCCGAGTTCAATGTCTCTCGCCTGCTTGTGAGCGTCCCTCATATAATCATTAAGAGAATCAACAGCTTTATTAATGGCATCATCCTTTTTGCGGCTTACATATTGGATAGGCTCGCCGTATGTTTGCCCTGTTTTAAAGCGAACAATTTCCAAAGCATGATTTTCAACTGTTTTATTATTTATTTCTGGGCGCACAATTTTTTCTCGATATAAAACCGGTTGATCTCCCATGTAATAATCATGTAGGTAGCGAATGAACGGTCTGTTATAGTTCAAGACACCGACTGCTCTACCAACTACCTTTAAAACATTTTCAGGTGTGATAACTGAAGCGCCAGTATAAGCTACCTTACGTCCAAATGATCCTTTACAGATATCTACGAAGCTACGTTTATTCATCCGCTTTTCACCTTCTTAGACTTAAAAACCATTCCACTTGAACTCTTCCATTCAGGATGTTGTGAGTTTCTGTCCCTCCAAATAGTTTCTTTTTTATTCTGTTCTGGTTTTTCAATTTTCTTTTCCATAATTCCACCCACGAAAAATACGCCCAGCCTGAGCCGAGCGCACGTTGATATACTTTTCACTGATATCATAATAACATATTATGGATGGGAAATGTGGGAATGTTATAGTTATCAAACAATTTAATAAAACTTTAATTATCTCTTTGAGCAATTAATGCAAATTGCTCAGATAACAAATTAGGGATTTTATTTCTTTCATTATAATTAAAATTATCAATAATTTCTTGAAGTTGCTGGGATTTAGTTGTATTTGCATCTGCTAACATATTAGTAGTTTTACCAGATGCATCACTTAATTTTTCCATAATGTCTTTGGGTATAGATGGTGATATAAAATAATCTTCAGTATAAGAAAATAAGATAAAATTAATTATACTTAATTGCTCTTCTAAACTAAATTTCTTCAACTGTCTAAAAAAGCGACTAAATCTACGATTATTTTTTTCAACAAATAGCATAACTAAACTTGAACTTTTAAATGGAAATATACATAATGATATGTTTTTTATTATGTAATCAGGATTAGAATTATATATATCATTGATGATATTGTTATTAAGATCTGAAACTAATGCAATGGTGCCTTGAAAAGCCACTGGGACTAAATATGGAAGTACTTCATAAAAGCCAATAAAATATTCACCATTTGTGGGTTTTAGATCTACTTTCTTCGCGTTCAAGTAGGCTTCATGATATTCTTTTAAATCCATTTCATTAATTTCATTTCTATAACTTACATAATCATTCGATACCGATAATCTTTCCCCCATTAGTTTGTATAATTCTATTTCCATCAATCTCTTACTAATGTTTTTTAGGTTGTTTTTCATATCAATTTGTGCAAGCATTTTTATTGTAGGAACATCATTGTAATTCTCCGGATTCTCATAATCTTTAAAAATTTTGCTATCACAGTCACGACAAATCAGATGAAAGACCCCAGCTTCATTTATACCTTTTTCATCTTTTATAACAGGTAACTCTATTATTGTATTCATGCAATATATTTTTCCATCTATCGCTATATTCTTCAAGCAAAATTGAGGTATTGTATGAGAATTGCAAAAACTATTATAATCATTATTGCAATAGTAGCACTTACCTAATTTAGCTTGGGCTTTACTATCTTTTAGAAGAGAGTTAACTTTTCTTTTAGCCTCGATTACTTCTTTTTGTGGTATGTTTTTAAGTTCGCCAGGTAAGTTTAAATTAAATAATAAAAAAGGATTATACATATTTATTACTCCTAGTCTTTTTAACTATATTATAATAAAAAGAAGTAAAATTTACAATAATTTAATAGATTTTAACATTTATTTTTATCTATTTTTCCTCTAAATTAAATAGCAATTTAAATATTATTGGAACTGACATAGAATATCCTATTATTTTTGGAGGTGGAAGCAGTGGATATGCTTCTTCATCTGGAATATCGCTTCCTCATAGTTCCAGGTATAATGTAACCATTACTGGAGTTAACGTACAAGATAACGATGTTGACTACAGTAAGTGGCAAATTCACATGAGCCCCAACAGTTTTAGCATTTATACCAATGATCCTTCATTGTTTAGTTCTGCGCCCGGAAACTACGGATATGTTCGAGTTAATATTTCATTAAAATGATCATTTGTATTAGAGAATCCTTTGTTTGATACGGGCGTATTTATGTCCAATCAATTACTTTTGTATTACCATCATGGGCTATCCATTTAAGTCGTCCATCAGTATCTAAATATAATGCGCCTGCGTTACTTCCAACATTTTCAAATCCATACATCGCGCGTACACCTGGGTTCTGCGAATATGGTGCGCGTGATAAAACCTGGGCATTTGTATATGATGTATTGCCTATACCGGAAGGATATATAATGGACTGTACACCATCATAACTATTTGTTCCGAGTCCGGCTTTGCTCTCCAAATCGCTGGCATTTGCTTTTAGTGCTAAATTGCTATTTTCGAACAAATGTTTGTTTTTTTGATAGAGAATATGATATACTACAGAAAGACAAATTTTACTATATTTTGTTAAGGAGTCAAACAAATGCTAAATAATTGTGAAAAAAATGAATGCTTAACTTTTCTTGAGACCGGTCTAAATGAAAAGGATAGCTTTAGGCAGCCTGTTTTCAAAGGCATAAGAGATGATAAGCTGGCAATAGATTGTAAAGTTTAGACGTTACCGTATACTCATTGAAGTTCAATATCCTATTCCAATTATAAAGTTCCGATCAATTGCATTATCAATGATTCTAAGAAGATGATTCTGAGTAACCATATCATCCATACACATAAACTAATCTGTTCTCTTTTCTTATTAGCATTTTGAGTCATCATAAGTAGGTAGAATCACCGCCTTATTTTGATACTCCTATTATATCAGAAAAATGCCTTCAAGTCCTTATTATACTCAACTTTTAGAAACTTTTCAAAGAAAAATCCCGGGCGGTAGCCCGGGATTTTGTCTACAGTCTGAGAGTACCATAACCTTTTAAGTTATGATACTTTTTAAATAAATATAAAATAATATAAATTTAGTTGCTAAAAATAAAAAAATTTATTTTTATATAGTGTAATCAAAAATTCCAGTGAGACAAGCATGGAATAATAGGGAATGTTATTTCCATCTTGTAATTCCCCTCATGATAAATTTTTAATTACAATAAAAATATGGAGGATTAATATATGAAGAGCATTACTTTAAGTCTTAAGAAAAAATTATTATCAAATACAGGATTTTTTGAAGGCAATAACGGATACTCAAATGTTACTGGAAATGCTGATGGTCAAGGTATGTCATTTGGTATTATCCAGTATAATTTAGGACAAGAAACACTACAGCCGTTACTTAAAGAATTTATTGCATCACATAATACAGATTTTACAAGCATTTTCGGTGCAACTAAAGCTAAATCTGTAAAAGATATGTTAAAAATTTCAACCTCTAAACAGGTAGCTTGGGGGGATAGTATTTCTACACCAAAAGGGGCATTAGTTTCTGATTGGCAGGCATGTTTTGAAGCATTAGGCAAAAATTCCTACTGTATTTCTCTTCAAATCAGTCATGCAGAAGATTATTTTAATCATGCATTAAATTATGCAAGTGATTTTGGAATCACAACCACACAGGGATTGGCATATCTCTTTGATCAGTCTGTACACGAATGGTCATTTAGCGTTTCTAAGTCTGATATGCTATCATCTATTGCCGGCTATAAATTAGCAAAAGGATCGGCTTGGGCTGGTGATCCAGATATTTTAACGGCAATACATACTTATGTAATAAGTGCTGACGGTCAGGAAAGAAGAGAAGCTATTAGATATGGTGTTGGCATTGTTCATGGAAAGAATTATAACATAAGTAATTTTGGATTATCTTATTATGATAACTTTTAATTTAATCTAAAGCTTAATTTTTGTCCTAAAAGTTTACAAAATCCCGGAGATTCTATGAAGGTATTTATAGAATGTCCGGGATTCTAAATTATAGAATAGAGAAAATAAACCTTCTGCTATGCAGGTGTATTTCCAAATAGCATCAGCATCAAGCAAAAAATCTCCTATGTCATTCGATTGTAGGTTTGCCAACTACAAAACCGGAGGATTTTGCTATAACTGTATAGCGGAACTGAGTTCCATTAACGGCAGCAGGACCTTTCCTTTTACCGTAGGAACCAGAAAGTGATTAATGCAGCTTCAGCGTTATGCAAACAGCGAATACAGTAATACTTATAGGCTTATTTCAACGGGAGTAGAGCGACATTTAAAATTTTAACTAGTTAGATTGTTTTTTATAGCTGTTGTTATAACTATCATATCTCCATGTACTGCTGCTTCTAACACTTGATTTGGTTGGAAATTTGTGTAGGACATGCACAGATCATTAAGATTTATTGATTTTCCATTATAAGGAATTACATTGATTGCTTTAAGTGTATTATCATTTATATTCATATGGCTATCCTTTCTGCCACTCTACATTACTATAATACCACGATGGATCAAATATGGAAAGTATTTTTAAGGGCGGGTTCGTATACCAGATACCCGCCTGTATTTAGTCTTCATTAATTGTTATATTCATTCACCTCAAAGTTTGAAATCTGTTCGTAAGAAATATAATCTTTTCGAGCTGTAAACGAAGCTTTGTTATACTCCTTTTCAATAACATAGGTTGGGCTGGAAGCTGCCTTGCTGTTATACCATGCAATGAAATCGTTAATTTTATCAGTGGTCATTTCATATTCTTTACGTTCGCCAGTAACCATTGAGATCACAAGAAGAGCCTTGTTTCCGGTTGGCTGATTTGGATTAGTGGAAGCTTGTGGAGTTGCTGAGGCTTCGTTAGAACTCCAACTTTCACTCCCATTTACGATTGCAGTTACAACGTAATAGTATGTAGTACCATTAGTAACGCCCGTGTCTGTATAGGTAGTTCCTGTTATACCTGTCGCTATTGTTGTATATGGGCCTCCTGCAGTCGTGAAGCGCTTAACGGTGTAGCTTGTTGCATCGGTTACAGGATTCCAGGTTAAGTCTACTCTGGAATCTCCGCCAATAGCTTTAAGGTTTGATAGTGTTTCTGGAATTGTATATACTTCCACAGAGGAATTACTATCACCACCAACAGCATAAATTTTTCTATCAATTACTTTTGTTTGAAATCTTTGCCTATCTTTAGACATTGAAACTAATGTTGTCCATTGATTAGTAGATGGATCATATGTCTCTGTTGAATTTTTGTGAGTAGTGGCATCGCAACCCCCTATAGCATATATTTTCCCATTTATTACTTCTGTTTGAAACATTGTCCTGCTAGTAGACATAGAAGCCAATGTTGTCCATTGATTGATTGCTGGATCATATACCTCTGTTGATACAAAAAATCCTCCATCAATATTTAGCCCTTGTCCTCCCATAGCATATATCTTTCCATCTATTACTACTGTTTGAAAGTTCTGCCTACATATAGACATAGAAGCTAGTGTTGTCCATTGATTAGTAGATGGATTATATACTTCTGTTGTTTTATTTTTATTCAAATCAGAACCACCGATAACATATATTTTTCCATCTATTACTTCTGTTTGAAATCTACACTTAGATATTGACATAGAAGCTAGTGTCGTCCAATGATTTGTAATTGGATCATATACCTCTGTTGAATTGGTAGCATTATTATTGGTAGTTCCACCAATAGCATATATTTTGCCATTAATTACTTCCGTTTGGAAATCAGACCTACCTGTAGACATTGAAGCTAATGTTGTCCATTTATTAGTAGCCGGGTCATAAACCTCTATTGAATTAGTTCTTGAACTATTTTTAATCACTCCACCAATAGCATAAATTTTTCCATCTATTACTTCTGTTTGAAATGAATACCTGGCTGTTGACATCGAAGCTAATGGTTCCCATTGATTTGTACTTGGATCATATACCTCTGTTGAATTATTAATAACACCATTATCAATCCCACCCATAGCATAAATTTTACCATTTATTACTTCCATTTGAAAGTCAGATCTACCAGTAGACATTGAAGTTAATGTTATCCATGTAGGTTCAACCTCATCAGCCATAGTAGTGAATTGCCCTAAAACCATTATACAAAACATAAAACAAATACTCGTTGCCAATCTTAGCAATGCTCTCTTTTTCATACAATATACCTCCAAAATTTATCTTTTGTAATTGTTGTATTATCATTCTAAGCAATAAATAAGTGCAGAAAAGAAAGCCATTAGAATGTAACATATGACTTGTAAATTTTTAATATAATCGATTATAGTATTCTGGGATTTCAGCATTTGATTTATGTTTTAGAATGCATTCATATTATCATCTTATATCAACCTGGGCAATTGGTAACCTTGCCAAACAAATATAGCACTATTTCACTAATCTCAAAACTCACCAATACGCTGCGCTCCTTCCTGATCTGATACATACAGCGCACACTCCAGGTTATGGCCGGCTCTGGGCTCAAAGTAATACCATTTACCATCTATCTCCTGCCAACCGGTAACAGCGTATCCGTCCGGATTAAAATAGTACTTATGGCCATTGATTATCTGCCAACAAAATTTATGGTAAGTAATTTTCGTATCAGCATACCACCAGCCATTTTTATCATGGTTCCAGCCCTTAGTATATTCAGTTGGTATTTTCACCAGTGCTGCCTTAAAATCCTCCCATGTGTGCTGCGTATGATTATAGACATAAGGGTTCGGACAGATCTTCCCAGTCACATCATAATGCCGGATTACACGATCTGCAGGTACGTTATACTTCGCCATGAGATCTTTGGTTAATTCAATGGCTGCCTGAACTGTTGCATCTTCAAAATACCAGTCCCGGCTGGTATCGGACTGGCTGCCTTTGTTTCTGACACACAGCTCAATGCCAATGCTGTTGCTGTTGCGACATTCAGGATGGATATAGGTTTTGGCTCCGCAATGCCATGCAATATTTTTGTCTTCAACGGACTGCCAGATTCCTCCGGAAAAGCCTACAAAGTAGTGAGCACTGGCACCAACATACTGTGAAGCATAGTATCTACAGTTAGCCTCTGCTCCTCCCAGCGCTCCCACATAATGAATTACGATATATTTAATACGGTTCAATTCGCCATTGCTGTAGTTATAGGGTGTAAGTAATTTATTGATCTGCATATATTTTCCTCCAATCGAAAAAGGACCCAGGATTGTCCCAGGTCCATAAAAATTGTAACATTACAACCGTTGCGACGGTCGCAACAAGCTATTTTAATTCAGGTAAACCGGCTAATGATGTTAGAACCGATATGATACCTGCCAATCCAGCAGTAGAAGTTACCATAACCCAGTTAACTTCTGACATTGCTGCTGTGGTGCCTATTGTGGCTATAGCGGTTTGTGCCATAGTTTTAATTGCCCTGATTCCTGCAGCCTTACCCCATTTTACTAAATATTCTTTGTTCATTCCTTTTCCCTCCTTATAAATTTTGAGCTATAATATAAAATATCCCGGTAGCAAGTGCTCCGGCTCCTGCCCCTACTATTGTATTAATGATTGTACGTTTCATGCTACTCCACGCTTCTCCGGGTGCAGCTTCAAGCTTTGCCAGTCTTTCTCCTTGGCTTCCCTGCTCTTTTAACATGGCCTGCATATTTAGAGCCAGTTCTTTAACTGACAAAACCAGTTCCTGGATTGTCTTACTCTGTGCCTCCTGATCTTCCATCCGATGTTTTAATGATTTAATTTCATGCTCATGCGCTTCCAATTTAACGGCAACCTCCGTTTCTGTCATGGCGGCACCTCCGTTTCATTATTTTTTAGTTGCCAATATCTCCTGCTTTTCTGTATCAGTGATCCAGCCCTTAATTACTGCATTTGATAACATAGTGACCGTAAGTTTACCTTTGCCACCATCATATAGCCACATTAACATTTCAAACATACTTACACCTCCAGACTTGATAAAACTAAAGTACCAACGGTTGTTTTTAAGGATTCATTATCCTTTTTAATTTCCGCATTCTCTGCTTCCAATGCTGCTACCCGATCATTCAGATCAGGAGTCTTAAAATAGGCAATCATTACATCCGCCTTGATATCCGTTACTCCGTCCTCATCCTTACCGATCACATAATCAGACTCTTCTGTTAATCTTTTTGCATATACCAAATCTTCACGAACCCAAACAGTATTGCCAGACAAACCTGTCTGAGCGATTTCACCATTGGCTTTTAAAAGCGCCTTGATGCTGTCAAAGGAGGCCGGTCCTTTCTGAAAGGTTATTGTTCCTCCGGTTTCTTCCAGTTTCACCCCGTTAGGAACCAGATCAAAAGGCTGATCCCCAAACTTTATTTTTTCAATATTACTCATGATTAAATTCCTTTCCGCCTCTTGGGCATAAAAATAAGACCCGGTACGGGACTGGTTTACAAGTTTATTTAGTTCGTTAAATAGCAAAATTCATAACAACATTTCCTACAAAATCATTGTTATTTCTTCACAATCTGATAAGATATTATTATCAAATTGAAAGGTCGTGTTAATATGTCAGAAACAACAAATAATTTTTCTTTATTAAATGTAGAAGTTCCCGATTCGGTTGATAATGCCGCTAAGAACCTAACGGATTTACCAACTAAAAATGCAGGACAAACTTTAGCCGACTGCTGGTACTTAGTTTTCGGTGGAATCTCTCAAATGGCAGAAAAGCGAAAAATCAAATATGCACTTGATTTAGAAATCTTCAAAAAATCATTAGAAGATAAAATTGCTAAAATACCAGAAGAAAATCGTATTGAGGGTAAAATCCAAACGATTATGCCAGCATTAGAAAATTCAAAATACTGTGTTGAAGAAGACGAATTAAGAGAAATGTTCTCTAATTTGATTTCTGCTTCTATTGATAACCGTAAAAGTGATTTAGTACACCCTTCATTTGGAGAACTATTAAAAACGATGTCGACTTTAGACGCACAAAACTTATTATTGTTACAGGACAAAAGATATCTACCAGTTTGCGATGTTAAGTTAATTAAGTCCGAAAAGCCCACTTATAGTTATGTAATTACCAATCTTTTTTTAATGAATCCAGATTGTACTAAAATGCAAGAATCATCTCAATCCATTTCCTCTTTAACCAGACTTGGATTAATAGAAAGTTTGTATAATCAATATCTCGAACAGCCAAATGCATATGATGTATATGAAGAATTTTTAAATAATTATACATCAATACATCCTAATCCTAATTTAAAATTAGAAAAACGTGTTATTCAATTAACCTCCTTAGGTATTTCATTTCTTCAAATATGTTGTCCGTAA